TCCTGTCAACGATGCCACCGAAGCTACCACTGGCTGGTAATTCGTTTATTCTGTATATTTTCTGGGGGAGCTTCGGCTCCCCTTTTTTTTAATCCGTGATAGGTACTTATGGCTGTTACCACTTATGCTGCGTCCACCGAACTGGATGCTGTAAATCAAATACTTAGCTCAGTGGGACAGGCTCCTGTCACCACGCTAGATCTGCAAAACCCTGAAGTTGCCATTGTACTGACTACCTTGCGCGAAGTGAACAAACAAGTTCAAGCGGAAGGCTGGCACTTCAATGTTGAGCAGCACTATACCTTCACCCCTGATTCAAATACCAAAGAGATTCAGTTCCCCACTAACGTGTTGCAACTTGATACTCATCAATATACTCATCGCGCTGACTTTGATCCTGTCCGTAGAAATGGTAAGTTTTATGATAAACATAACCACACCTATGAATGGGAGAATGGTATTGATGCAGACGTAACTTGGTTGTTTGAATTTGAGGACGTTCCCCCCGCTATTCAACTGTATATCACCGCTAGAGCTGCACGTCTGGCAGCAACTAAAATGGTTGGTGATGGTGATCTTAATAAACTCTTGTCTGAACAGGAAGGACAGACCCGAGCAGCTGCCTTAGAGTATGACTGTAATCAAGGTGATTATAGTATCTTTGGTTGGCGTGATGGTGAGAACTACTACAACAACTTCCAACCGTACCATGCATTGATCAGATGAGCACACTGACCCAAAGGATCCCAAACTTTCTTGGTGGTATTTCACAACAACCCGATACATTAAAACTCCCTGGTCAGGTTACTGACGCCACAAATGTCTTTCCTGACTATGCCCTTGGAATGCTCAAGCGTCCTGGTGGTAAGTTTGTGGCTAACCTCAAGAATGCATCTACTGGTGGTAGATGGTTTTCGATTCTGAGGGACGAGCAAGAGAAGTATGTCGCTCAATATGCTGATAATACTTTTCGCATCTGGAGCTTAATTGATGGTAGTCCTCGTGTTGTTAACATGGGGAATAATACTGGAGTTCCTGTAGGTTGTGATTTAGTCGATTTACAAACTGAACTGACTGATTACAACACTGCTGTTGATACAGTTGAGACTGAGTTAGCTGATCTTAATACGGCTGGAGCTACTTTTGCTGAAACAGATGACGGTCAAGTTGGAGTAGAATCTTCTCTTTTTGAAATCACTACTACTTATGATCAGCGGTACGCACAGACTGTTAAATCAGGTGTCAAGTATGATGGGTCTCAATATACGGTACTAGATAATGGTACTGTTATTGGTACTTATACAACTACTACTTTTGCTTCTGGCTATGAGTTAGGTGTTGAACGTACAGATGATTACCCCTTGTTTAAACAACAAGGTATTCAAATTTTTGAAGTAATTTCTACAGCTGCTGCGACTCACACAGCCGCACAACTTACAACTGCAACCAACGCACTTACTACAGCTGAGAGTGATTACACGACAGCTGCAAGTAATGCCAACACAGCAGAAAGTGCTTATGACACTGAAGTAACTAACTGTGATATTACACTTACACCTACTAATGGGTATCTAACTAAAGTAGTTGACGGTTCAACTGTTCCAGTAGATGCTGATGACATCGAACTATTAACTATCAACGACTATACCTTTGTACTGAACAAAGCTAAAGTCACAGCAATGGATACGACAACAACTGCGGCTTTACCTAACCAAGCTTTTGTTGTTATTAACGTGGTTGCGTATAACGCACACTATACTGTTAAACTTCAAGGTACAGATTACACATACACAACTCCTCAGAATACTTCTTCTGGTCACGTAGACACCGGTGACATTGTTGATAACCTTGTCACTGCTATTAACAACGCTACTGGTACTCACGGTGTAACTGCTTCTGCAGCTGGTCCCGGTATTTACCTCAGTAGCAATAGTGCGTTTACAATCTCTACATCTGGCTCTCAAACTGAAGAAGGCATCTACGCATTCCAAGATCAGATCAATATTGCTGGACGACTCCCCAACCAATGCCGTAATGGCTACAAGGTTAAGGTGTATAACAGCGATGATATTGATGCTGATGATATGTGGGTTGAGTTTCACACCACAGACAACGCTACAATCGGTCCAGGTATCTGGGAAGAGACTAACGCTCCTGAGATCGAGTTTCAGTACGATCCCCTGACCATGCCTCACATTCTTGTGAGACTTACAGACGGCTCCTTTTACTTTGGTCCCCCTGATGGATCTACTGTAGGCGGCGTTGAGCTGCCTGACTGGGGAGATCGTTTAGTCGGTGATGACACTACTAACCCTCTGCCAAGTTTTATTGGTCACAAGATTAACAACGTTTTCTTCCACAGAAACCGCTTAGGCTTTGTGTCTGGTGAGAACGTGATCATGAGTGTTGCTGGTGATTACTTCAACTTCTTTGCAGGTTCTGCACAGATTGTTGCAGCTGATGACCCTATTGACATTACTACTACTTCTCAACAACCTGTTAACCTTCAGTACGTTCAACCGGTCTCAGCCGGTCTTGTGTTGTTTGGTCAGAACGAGCAGTTCCTGCTTGGTGCTACTGAAGACATCTTTAGTCCATCAACAGCACTGCTGACTACGTTGAGTAAGTATGAGTGTGATCAAGAGGTAGCTGCTGTGTCACTCGGTACGACCCTTGCGTTCATCTCTAAGACACTGCTGTGGACTAGGGTGTTTGAGTTGGGTAACATCCGTAAGGATGCACCTGCTGATTCCTATGAAGTCAGTAACAACGTAGCAGAGTTGATCCCTGCAGACGTTGATAACTTCATCTCTTCACCTGCCTTGTCGATGCTCTCCTTGGGTGAGACAGGTAGTAACACTCTATATCAATACAGGTTCTATCGAGTCAATAACCAACTACGTGCTCAAACGTGGTACAAGTGGACTTTGACTGGTAAACTGTTAGATCAATTCTTCGATGAGACTACGTTCTACGCTGTCTGTCATGACGACACTAACGTGTTTATCCAATCATATGACTTGACTCAAGCTAGTGAAGAAGGTTTCTTGACCCTTCCTAGTGGGGAAAAGACAGATGTATGCCTTGACATGTTCTCTGTTAACCCACGACGTACCTATGATTCTAGTACTGAAAAGACTAGGATCTGGTTACCTTATGATAACATTACTGGTACAACTCCTGCTATTGTACTGCTTGGCGGTTACATTGGTCAAACTGTATCAGCTACTGAATCTATCGGTGGTGTACTGACTGGAAGTGAGATTACTGTTGATAGCACTGGTGGTAATGACTACTATGAGATTGATGGAGATTACCGTGGAAGAAACCTGATTATTGGTTACATCTACAATATGAATTTACAGCTGCCTAAGTTCTACTTTGGGCAGCAGAATGATCAACAGTTTGTAACTGATGCAGCTGCTGATCTTATCATCCATCGTATCCGTGTTAACACTGGCCTTAGCGGTCCTGTGACGTATAAAGTAGACATTACTGGTATTGGTGAGTGGGAAAACGTTGTTAACGTTACCCTCCCTAACGCTTATATCTTAGGTAATGTCAACCTTTCAGCCAGTTCTGAGCACGTTGTTCCCGTGTTCCAACGGAATAAAAACCTTAAAATTACTCTTGTTGGTGACACACCGTTCCCAGTTAGCCTTACCAATATGTCTTGGGAGGGTAACTACAACACTAAATTCTACAGAAGAGTTTGATGACTTATCATGTCCGCCCCGCTTTACTCACTGACATCCCTGACATTGTTAAGGATTTAGTGCCTGCAGGTTTAGAAGATATAAGCAGAACTAATAACCACCCTGTTCTGCGTATATTAGTTGATACGTTTGAGAGTGATACTTATTTAATCTATACAGACGACAACAAACCTGTGGTTTTAGCTGGGTTTCAGGACGGGTTCTTATGGATGCACATGACTAATGAGATCTTTAAGAACCCAATCTCTTTTGTGAAATTCATCAAACGGTGGTTAAAGAGTATGAGTAATCAATACCCTTTAATGACAAGTTTTATTGACATACACAACACTGCTTTACTGAAGCTAGCCAAACACGTTGGGTTTAAATCCATTAACTTAGTGCCTGATGGTACTCCCAGTACATATTATGTTGAAAGTGTAAGACTATGGCCTTTCTAGGTATTAAAAAATTAAACCCGGTTACTGCAACTGCAGGTGTATTTGAGGCTGGACTAGGTATTGCCTCAGCATTTGCAGAGCAAAACCAGCAAGCACAGCAATACGGTGCTGAAGTAGGTCAAGCCACATTCAGCAACCTGATGTCTCGCAACCGTACGCAACTAATGAATGCGTACAGGCAACGTGCATTTGGTCGCCAAGTAGAATTTGCCAAACAGCAGCAAGCGATGAATCGTGATGCTGCTAGCCGTGCTTACGCTACTGAGCAGGCTAGGTTTAATGAGCAGATGTTGCAATTCTCTTTTCAAAAAGAGGGTATGCTCAATCAACTGATGCAACAACAAGGTTTAGCTGCAGCGTCCGAACGCTTCGGAAGAAGCGCCTCACGTGCTGCTGCTATTCAGAACCTTGGTCAATTTGGACGTAACCAAGCTATGTTTGCTGAAAGCATGGCAAGTGCCGCACGTCAGTCAGCACGTAATGTGGATGAGATTCGCAGACAACGTTATCAAGCTGACCTTGGCGTGTACGGTCAGGTTATGGAAGGTCCAATCCCTGAAATGATGGAGCCGCTGTATCAAGCTGGTCCACCTCCTTCAAGTAATACACTACTGAAAATTGGTACTGCACTTATGGGTGGTACTAAAACATTCTTACAAGGAGCTACGTTTGAAAACTAATGGCTATTGATCCTATTCAGTTTCAGGGGTACACCGAACGCCAAGGCTTCGAACCTATTAAACTTCCTGATCCGAATCCCTTCCTACGGGAAAACCTAAGTTCAATTAGTAACAGTCTTCAGAACCTAGAGCAAGGTGTTCTACGGAATATGAAGGCAGAATATACAGGTAAAGCTGCTAATCAAACTCGTCAACTAGAAGCACTGCAAAGGTTCTCACAAAGCCTTACGGGGGTGATGACTACTGCTGCTGAAAAGTTTGAAGAGTATCGTGAAACTGAGATGCTCGGTCTTTTCTATGAAGACGAAGAAGCTCGCAGGTTAGCGGAAGAACAACAAACAGCTGGTGAGGTTGCACTCAACCAAGCTCATAATGCTACCAGTCAAGCGGCAGTTAACGCTACTAAATCTGGTGCTCCCTACAGCGTTGCAGAGCGCCTACAGAGCCTCTCTGGTCTGCAAAGGTACTACTACGCCCAAGCAGCAGCTAAAGACGCTGCAGAGAGCTACCAGACGGAGCGTGATGAACGCCTAGTGAGTGATAGCTCTACCATCACCATTACCGATGAGTTTGGTAACAAGCGTGACATTGCAATCAACAAACCAGACAAAACTCGTTCAGAACATGCTGCTGTTGTCGCTCATCTGCGTCAAGAGTACCTTGCTAAGCTGAATGGTGTAAGCCGTGGTATGCTGGCTAAGCACGTGTTCCCCACGATGGAGAAGGCAGATGATGCTGCTATGCGTGCACACAGTTTGAACGCTGACATCCAAGAGTCCATCACTACTCGTAACACTGCTTTTGAGAATCTACTTCAAACTTATCAAAACGATCCCACTGCTGTTGCTACTTACCTGAACACTGTGTACAATACACGTGACTCTAAAGGTAATGTACTTGGATACGGTGGTGCACGAGCTGAGCTGTTTAAAACAATTAAACTACTAGAACAGCGTGGTATTGATGTTGATCTTGAAGCTATTAAAAACGCACCTATCCCTGGCGGTAAACCCGGTGAAACGATGGGTAGCCGCTTTAAGATGCAGTTTATGCAGCTTGAAGAGGAGCTAGAAGATCAAGCAAGAGGTGAGTACAAGGAAGACGAAGAGGCTAGAATCATCCAAGCTAATCAGCTTGAAGATGATTTGATGACTCAAGTCCGTCCAGACATGACTGAAGCCGAGTATCTTGCTCTTCAAGACGGTTACAAGCGTGGTAGGAACCAACTTGGGTTGGATGTTCAAGAATCCAGTGAACTTAAGAATTACTACGAAAACCTGACTCTTTCTGCACAAGAAAAACAGGAACGTATTCAACTTCTTAAATTTAAAGAAAGTAAAGGTCTTCTTACTATGGAAGATCTGGCTAATCAACCTCCTGAGATTCAACAGCAGTTCCTTAAATCTGCTCAAACACAAGATAAACTGAGAGCAGAAACAGGTCAATATAAAACGATTGATAAGGAAATTGAAGGTACTGTTCTTAACAATCCTAGTCTTAATCTTCTGCCTGGTCAAAAGGCTGGTGGTAATGCTAACCTTGTTATTGAGCATTTAAAAGCAGAACACCGCAAGCGCACACTTGCGCTGATGGCTTCTCCTGAGTTTGAAAATGACCCTAACCGTGCATCTCTGCAAGCATGGCAAGATCTTCAAACAGAGTATAACGCTGGACAACAAAACCCAAACAGCATCTACTATGTAGACGAAAACGGTTTCTCCAACTTTATCGACCCTAGTGGTGAAGATGCTAAAGCACGAGTTCGTGCACTAGAGTATCAAACCAAAGTTATTACTACCACTAAGGACAACCCTAAATGGTTGGAAAATAAAGAAACTGTCACCGCTCTTGTTGGTGGTGAAGAGTTCTTTAAGAAGATTGAGAACGGTTGGGGTGCAGGTCCTGGACGTTATGAGATTCACCCAAGGATTGCGTACATTGCTGATTTGCTAAACGTATCACCTTTTGCTGTTATCCACCAAGCACGACAAACTTTAGGTATGACTGAACTCCCCAAACTTGCAGAATACGCTGCAACTTATGCTAATGCTCCTTTGGAGACACGGCAATTTATCAACAAAGCTCTGCAAGGCTTGAGCACTTCTAATCAATACAGGCGGCAGACGAGCAGCCAGTGGGACGTACGTCCGGTGTTCGCCGGTACTATCCCTAACACTAGCCAAGGTTATGAACCTGTTCTTAGCTTGATCCGTTCTGGTGAAGGCGGTTGGAACTCGGTTAACCGTGGACGAGCTGGTGACACGCCTGGTGGTCTACCTAAAGCTACTTCCATGACCATTGGTCAGTTGGATAAGATGCAAGCTCAGAAACAGATCTTTGCTGTTGGTGCTTATCAGTTTACTCCCGGTGTTCTGATCTTTGCCATGAAACAAGCTGGTCTTAAGGGCACTGATTTGTTTACCCCTGAGAACCAAAACCGCATGGCTCTTGCCTTGATGTTTGGTTCTAAGCGTCCTCGCCTCGCTGCTTACCTGCGTGGTGAAAGTAATGACCTAAATGGTGCTCATCGTGAGTTGTCCCTTGAATGGGCAGGTGTGATTGGTCCTGATGGTAGGGGTGCTTATGATGGTGATGCTGCTGGAAACCGTGGCACTATTTCTGCTCAGAACATCCGCCAAGCCTTGATTCAAGCTCGTAAATATTACATGAGCGGAGGTAACCGTAATGTCTAATATGGCTGATCCGTTCGGAGAAGATCTGACACAGCTACAAAATAAAGAACTTTCTGAAGGCGAAAAGAGTCTTTTAGATGCCCAAGCAACTCACCTTCAAGGTAGAGTTGACATGGCTAATGCTCAGATCGAAGGTGGTCAAATGACTACCGACGGTCAGCAGCCTACCGGTGAGCAACCGTCTGGAGAAAGCCAAGACCAGCAATGGCCATGGGAAGAAGGTGCTGATTTTGGAGACGCTGTTCGTACCATCTCTGAGGGTGCTATGGCAGCGCCTGCAGGTTTGGCAGACTTTGGTGTTGACATCATTAACATCATCCCTGGTGTTGAAATCCCTAAACTTCCTAAGTTTCAAAACGAAGCTATGCAGACGTTTAGGGAGATCTCCTCTATTGTTACTCCTAACCTACTTGTTGCTGGACGGGTTGCTAGTGCACTCAAAGGTGTAGCCGCTGCACGTAAATGGGGTATTGCACAGAATGCTGTTGTAAAGTTTGGTGGTAAAGCTGCAGTCTACGCCGGTACTGGTGCAGCTGTAGACGCTATCAACAAACTGAGTGAAACTGACGACAACTTAATGGGGACGCTTAAAAAGACGTTTCCTAAAACTTTCCATTGGATCTCTGATGACTGGGCAACCGTTGACGGTGAAGCTCCAGACGTTAAGAGGATGAAGAATATTATGGAAGGTGTTGGTTTGGGTTTGTTTACTGACCTGTTTGAAGGTGTAGGTAAACTACTCAAACTTACAAGGGGTTCTACCAAAGCTACTAAGTACCTCCCTGGTAACGAGTCAAGTCAAGAGTATTTTAGTAAGGTAACTAAGGAGACCGCTGACAGTCCTGAAGAGGTTGTTGCTAACTCTATTGTCCGACGTGAAGATGCGTTGGATGAGATTGGTAGGTACAACCTATCTAAAGAAACTGATCTAGACAAACCTTTGCTAGGCGTTCACGACGTGTTCGACTTGGATGAAGCAGGCACCCGCTCTGTTGATGAGATGGGTGTTATTGGTGCGTCTGTTGATGCTGTTCGTATTAACAAAAACCTTGACACTGTTTATGGTCGTCTAGGTAGTGTTGTCAGTGAAGCTGCACTTAAATACGGTCTTGAGGCAGGTGAGCTGCCTAAGCGTACTATTGTCAAAGCTATCGCTGATCAAATCAAAGGTGCTAGTAAATACAGCGCTGAGCTGGCTAGCGGTGCTAAAGTCACGTTTGATGAGATTGATGAAGCTGGTAGCCGTCTGCATGAGATCCTGATGGATCCCCGGATGGAGCCTGGTTTGATGCGGGCAACTCTGGATGAGTTTAAAGATGAGTATGATAAACTAGGTGAAAAGGTCCGTAGTCTTGGTGATGTTGGTTACAACGCCGCTATGAAGACTATTAAGGGTTTGCTCGATGAGTACCTTAATATGGACGTTATGAAAGCTCAAGGTTACTTTACCACCTCTTTGGCTGGTCAAGTAGCTGACATGGCAGAAGGTGCTCGTCTGATGGACGGTACTGCTGCTGTTGCACGTGCTCAAGATATGATTCTTGACCGTGTTGAGTATTTGATGGTTGAGAAAGGGTTGGCTGCCTACAACAAAGGTAGCTCACTTAACTTCCTTAACACCTGGAAACGGCTGCGTGATGATCCCAAGGGACTCCGAGCAGCTGCACAAGCACAGAAAGATGCAACTGATGAAGCGGTATCAAGTGTAGTAGAACGTGCGCGTACCTTTAGCGAGACTATGCGGACGATCTCGAAAGAACGACCGGAGTTCCTTAAGCCTCTTGCTATGGCTTATGAGTACACGGATGGTGATGTTAATACAATGTCCCGTCTCAACAACTTCTTTGATCAAAGCCTTAATCGCATTGACAAAGCGTTCTATGACGGACAACCTGAGATCCCTAACCAAATTGTACAGGGAGCTTGGGCAAACATCTACAACTCTGTTCTTACCAGTATCTCTACTCCTCTGAAAGCTGGTTTCGGCAACTCTGTGTTGATGCTTACCAAACCTATGTCTGTGTTTGCAGGTGCTGCAATGGCACGAGACATGAAGACGCTTAAGCGTGGTTGGTATCAATACTCTGCCTTTATGGATACTTTCCAGAAAGGTCTAAGCCACATGAACCAAGTCTTCCGTAAAGCTTCTAGTGATCCTACTTCTGTTGGGTATATCGTTCGAGATGACATTGCTGTTAAGAACGAGCAAACCATGGAGCTTCTTAAAGAGTATGCTACGGCTGCTGAAGCTCGGGGAGAGTCTGGTCCCTTGGCATTGTACAACATTGCAGAAACCCTGCATGATGTGAGCAACAACCCTGTTCTTAGGTTTGGTGCTAATGCTATGACTGCTCTTGACGGTTTTACCCGTGCTGTTATGGCTAATGCTGAGGCACGTGGACGTGCATTTGATCAATTTGTTGACGGTGGACAAGAGCTGACTGAAGGCTCTTTGAAGCGTGTGTCTGATGAGTTGTATGACTCTATGTTCGACAAGTCAGGTATGATTACGGATAAAGCAGTTGATTATGCTAGCCGTGAGATTGCACTGAACCTTGACAACCCTAGCGTCACTGCTATCAGTCAGTTTATTGATCGGAACAAGTTCATGAAACCCTTCCTGATGTTCCCTAGAACGTCAGCTAACATGATTTCCATGACTAACAAGTTTAGTCCGGTGTCACTGTTTATGAAGGACTACAACCGCCTGGCAATGCCTGGTAACAATTTTAGTAAGGATGAGATTGTTGAAATCTTAACCTCTAAAGGTTTGGAAGTCAGTGAGCAAAACTTCCGTAATCTCCGTGCAGAGATCCGTGGACGTAAAGCTATTGGTACCATGACTATCATGAGTGCTGGTTGGTTGTTCATGAATGATCGTCTCCACGGTAATGGTCACTTTGACAAAGAACGTCAGCGTGTTCGTCAACAGCTTAACTGGAAACCTCGCAGCTATATGGGTTGGGACGGTAACTGGTACAGCTACGATGGACTTGGACCTTTGTCTGATTTCTTGGCGCTGACTGCTGACGTGATGGATAACTTTGACTCCATCAGTGAAAATGATCTGGAAACTACTCTTAATAAACTTGGTTTCTTGCTGTCTGCTAACTTGACTAACAAGTCTATGTTGGCTGGTTTGGAGCCGATGAATGATGTGTTGAGTGGTAACCCTGCTGCATTGAATCGTTGGGCAGCTTCTTTTGCTAGCTCCCTGATGCCTTTGTCTGGCTTTAGGAATGAACTAGGACGCATCTTGTCACCACAACTGCGTGAACTTGATATGGAGTTTGGGCAGCTGCTGCGTAATCGTAACAAGTTTGTTGACCTTTTGGATCCTAAAAATGCCTTACCTAATGCATACGATTGGATTGATGGTAAACCTATTGGGTACTCTGACAACTTCTTTGTCCGTGGTTGGAATGCTATTATGCCAATGAAAGTGTCTGACGGCATCTCTGCTGAACGACAGTTCCTTATTGACATTGAATATGATTCCCGACCAACTTTCAGAACTAACGGACGAGGTGTTGAATACACTCCTTCTGAACGTTCTGAACTGTTTAGCATTATTGGTAAGCAGGGGTACCTTAAGCGAGAACTATCTCGTATCATGAAAACGAAAGACGCTAAAGCTTGGCGTGAACAAATCAAACGTGAGCGTGCCGGTGGTGCAACGGTTGATCCTAAGCAATGGGGCAGCTTGTACAGGCAACTTAATCAGGTAATGCGTAATGCGCGTAATTTAGCTCAGAATGAGCTGAGTAATCGTGATGAAATTCGTCGCCGTGAGTTTGAGCAAAAAGCTAATGTTGTGGACCAACGACGTAGTGAAACCCCACGGTTTCCTTTGGTCAACAAATAAACCACCCATTCCCACTAACTACTAAGCGTAATGGCAGTAACACTTGAGAATAATTACACCGGGAATGGTTCAACAACCAACTATTCCATTACATTTGAATACATTAAAGAAGCGGATGTCAAGGTAAGTCTTGATGGAACGCTTACAACTGCATACTCTTTTGCCAACGCTACTACTATTGAGTTTGATACGGCTCCTGGATCTAGTGTAGCTATTCGTATTTATCGGGATACTGATGTAGACACGCAGACTAGCAGGTTCTTCGCGGGATCTGCTATCCGTGCTAAGGATCTCAACGATAACCTCAATCAATCGCTGTTCCTTGTTCAGGAACTTAAAGCTCGTACCTTTGATACT